AAATTACGGAAACATTTTTTCCTGCTGGAGTATTTCCAATATTAACTGGTGTAGCAGTTACAATTGGTGCATATTTAAAATTATTGGTAAAGTTGTAAGAAAAATCTTTTTCTTGTGCTACTGTAACTGTGGCATTATTGTACACCTCTACACGGCCTGCAACTAATCCGATTTCAGATGTTTTTAGATTAACCTTGTCTAAGCCAATAGTATCTACAGACGCATAATTTGATGTGCTAGCAGAAACTTGATTATACAAACTATTGACCGCATCGGCCAAAGAGTTAATATATGTTAGATCTAAAGGTTGCCCTCTTTCTGGTAATGGTATTTTTGCCATATTTCTCCTTTTATTATTATATCACTATACAGTATGTCTATTACTAATTAAATAGGTTGCTGCATCAAAAGGTGCTTTAATTATTGTTACCCGCTGTATTCTAAATTTAATATGATCTGGTGCTCCAGAGCCATAAGGATAAGATAAAGAATAACTAGTTCCTGTAGATTTTCCAACCCAAATCCAATCACTTAAAACACTATTTGTTTCCCACTGTACATAAACATCAAATTCTGTTATAGAGGCCTGCTGTGCCTGTAATATTTTTTCTTCTTCTGTAGGATTTACAATAAGTAGTGATGGCATAGTCCAAGAAATAGAAACTATGTGGGCACTATTATCTTTACTAACATAATGTGGAATATTTGTTCCTGCGGTATTATTTGGATCAAAACCTGTTTCATCTCCTGTATTATTAATAGTTAGTGTTGTTATTTGAGACCAGTGAGAAAATCTATTTTGATCTTCTGAAATAATTCTATATCTAATATTATAATCTAAAACCGTGTCGTTTCCAATAGGACCTGGCAAATCTGATTTTTTTATTATAACCTTTTTAATATTATTATCTGGCATTATCCTACGCCAATGGCAAATTTAAATTCTACATAATTACTAGTATTAGTTGATTTAATTATTGTCTTTGCAGTATCATTTTGAATTATTGAATATCCTATTAAACCATAGAGTGGATTTGGTGTGTTTAAATTCTCAAATCTTAACGCATCAAGAACAACATAAAAATTACTAGATTCAGACCCAGAGTCTATCACTGAAGCATATATATTTACTGTGTCTACTGAAGACCAAGCAAAATTAGAAGATCTATATAAATCTTGAAGTTCTTTATTAATAATACAGTATCTATTATTTATAAAATCATGTTGGTCAGCCCCTGTTCCATTATTAATGTTGGTTTCAAACTTTGCAAATTTTGTATTATCTACGCTATTTGTAAACTCTACAATAATTTTAACAGTGTCTGGTACAGACAAAGAATCTCCGTCTTTATTTATTAAAGAAAATGCCAATCTTAATTCATCTGATGGAGCATTTTTAGAAAAATCTATAGAGATTCCAGTTGCCCTAATATACTCTGGATTTGAGCCAACTACTAAGTGACCACCAGAAGTTGTCATTACAGAAGAGTCTCCCCTTATAGCAATAATATTATTAAAGTATCTACATCTTTCGTATCTGTCTACTCTATTAGGATTATAAAATATTTTATTGTCTGCGTTGGTTTCAAAAATTTTAGAAGTTGTGTCTATAACATTATTAGACAATGCAGAGTCTAAAGGCTCTGTAATTCTCAAAATATCTGTTGTTGCAGAGGTAGTTACATGTTGCCAATTTTCTCCTTGTGAAAAAACTAAAATTGGTCTACTGTCGTATGCTGCAGCATTTGGATTAGAGCCTGCAGAATAAATTCCTACTTCAGAAATTTCATATCTTTCTTCTGTTGGCAACTCTGCAGTTAGGACTAACTTAGACTGTCCATCTTCAACAACATAACCTCTTGAACTAATTGGAATACGAAACATTTCAAATTCAAGATTTTCTTTATTAGAAAAATCTGCAGGGGTTTCACTAGTATCTAATGGTTTTGCCCCACATCCCAAAGCCATGTACGAGGCATATGCTGGAGTTTGGCCTAATAAATATTTGGCAATAATATATTTACCAGTATTAGTTATCATGATTCTGTCACCCCAAGAGTTATAGTATATATTGTACCACCTATGCCTATTTGAGTTTCTAGCCTTTCATCTATTTCTAAATTAACTAATTCAATAATAATATCTCCTGTTTCTGTGTCTACGTATATATTGCCCCCCAAGGGACCATTACCTTCAAAGGGTATTTTAGAATCAAGTTTAATACTAAAATTTGAAAAATATTTATCAGATGTATTTTGTAAACTTAAAATTCTTTTAGATGAATATTCTTGATTTAAAAATGTTAAATTTTTAATTAATTGATTTGATACATTTTCTCCATTAATAGTGTCATGTCTAGTTAAAGATAATAACTCTTGTCCACCTATATTTTCAAAAATCAAATCAGTTAAAATTTCTACAGGAATTGTAGCATCATCCCACAAAATAATTTCTGGAGTAGCACTTTTTATTTTAACTGTTGCTGGTGGAGGTGGTGGTGGGGGCATTGTTAATGGAGTGGGAGATACTGTTAGATTAGATCCTATATCGATTGGTTTTTTATCTACAATTGTTTCTACTGTTGGACGATCACGCTCTTCTCCCCTTCTAAACCTACTGGGATCCCACGCTCCTGTAGCGGTATACGAGGTAATACTTTTTTCTTCTCCTTTTCTAAATCTACTTGGATCAAAAGCCATATTATACCTCCGCCAAATACACTGTCATTTCTGGACCAGTATTTTTTCTAATATATTCAATATTATAAACTACAAACTGTGTTTCTGGATTAGCAACAACATCAACATCATCTTTAGTATAATCAATTTCAACAATATCTCCTAATTGTAATATTGGTAATGAAAATATATTTGCTCCTACCATTTTTTTAGGTCTCATTGATTTTTCAATTATCCAACCCAGTAGACTTTCTGCGTCAGCAGATGTTTGAATATACGGAGTTTCTAAAGAAAAACTATTAAGGCCATGATTAAGCCTGCTCTGTTTAATGTAGTTATAATTTTGAACTGAAAATAAAGAAGACCTAATTGTGTTATCGTCTAAATTGTTTTGTTCAATAAAATTAGATTTTTTATTTAAATAGTCATCGACAGATAATGTATATGTCGTGTCTTGTGTAAAGGTAATTCCTTGAATTCTTAAATAATTTCCACTAGTCTCGTCTAAATTTAATGCAGAGTCTGTTGCATTAAAAACTAAAAATTCTGCACCATACGAGTCTGCTTGAAATCCAGATACAACATATCCTTTAATTGTGCTAGGGGTTGGAGAAATCTGGGCATACAATGCTGGAAAAGCCTTATCATATTTGATGTTAAAGTATGCAACTTCTCTAAAAATAGAACCAAATTCATCGTAATAAATATTATAATTTGGTGGCTGTACTCCAGAAATTCCATTTAAATATGTTGATTGAATTATTCCACTCATAGCGTATTTTTTAAATGAATCATGAGCGTTAATAGTTGTATTGCCAAAAACAGAAGATAGGGGCTCTGCTAAATCAAATACCGTATTTTGAGAATAATTTTTCCCCAATGCATAAACATTTTCAAACATACATTTTGAGGAGCCTCTAACAAATAAACACATATTGTTATATGCTGTCAATGGATCATTATCATCTACTATTCCAACCATTTGATTATTTATATATAAATAAAACTTTCTTGTAGTTCCAACATCTATATACTCTACAGATAAATCATAAACTGTTGGCTTGTCATCTCCAGATAGCCTATATTGTCCTGTAAATCTACCATCATCAACTAAAATACTTGAAAGACCTGACCACATTCTAATTGGTATTGCATTGCCAGAACTGTCTTTTTTAATTTTATAAAAAACAATATTGTATAAGTTAATATCTGTAGATCCGTCTGGACTTATTTTCATATAAGATTCAATATTTTTTTCTGTTAAAGCAACTATTTCAAAATATCCATTGTTTGTTTCTGGATTAATCATTATTCCAAGACCTCCAGACCCACCGCCAATATTTGCATTTTGATTTGGCTGTGTAACTGGCAATTGATAATAAGTAGTGCTTCCAGAAGGAGTTTGCAATCTGTCTTGACTGTCTTCAACTCTACCGATTATTCTCATTCTTGTTCCAAAATGTTTGAAAGAATTATTTAATGGCTTATACACATAAGATATAAAGTCTAGTGGAGATGCAGTCGATTCAAAAGATGGGCCAGACATTACTAAGGCAGAAGACTGAATTACTCCACCACTTTGTGTAGATGGCAAACTATTTAATTCTGTTTCTGTTAAATAATTACTTGCCATGAAATTTTTTATAATTCCAGTTCTTGAAGATTTTTTAGCCAAAGTATTATTTATTCCAGCAGCACCAGCAGTTGTTGTCGGATATTCTATTTCAGAATTTACATTAAATAATAAATTTGACTTCATATTGCAGCCACGCAAATATGTATCGCTACTCCAACTAGTTGGAAGTCCTGCACTATGATAAACAATTGGAGTTCCAAATTGACCCCTTCCATGCTCGAGCACAGCACCGTTTTTTACTCTAACCTCTCCGTCTATTTCTTCATAATATGGATTACATAATATGCGGACTAATCCAGTTGGATATATTTTTCCATTGAATGGCAAGTTGCTAAAATAATCCTGATACTCTTGATTGCTTGAAATCCAAACATTTCCTGCTCCTGTAATGTTATATTGAACTGCGTCAT